TCCCCATATAATAAGGACGATTCAGATGGCGATCCCGCAAAGTCAATATGTGCAGATTAACTCAGCAGTAGCGGGTGGATCGCAGGTGCTAGGGCGCGAATTCATGGCGCGCCTGTTTACCGATAATCCGCTCATGCCCCCACAGACTTACGCCCAGTTTCCAAACGCTGCGTCTGTGGGTGCTTATTTTGGGGTTAACTCCGAAGAATATAAACGAGCGACGTTTTACTTTAACTATATCAGCAAGGCCGGCACCTCACCGGGTAATATCTCGTTTGCTCGATGGGTGGACGAAGCAGTCGCCCCGATGGTATTCGGTTTCGTCGATGCGGTTCCGCAGAATTATGCGAGCATGTATGAACCGATTTCTGATGCTGCGATCGCGTTAACAGTCGGGGGTGTTTTCCACAATTTTAGCGGAATCGATTTAACGTCCGCCGTAAATCTCGCCGGCGTTGCTTCCGCGCTACAAACTGCGATTGCGGTCACTTTTGCCAGTGCTACCGTTGTTTATTCACCTACGACTGCCAATTTCATTATCTCGTCGGGTGTCGTCGGTTCCGACCCAACGTTTGCAGTTTCCGCAGGCACAGGCGGTACAGATGTGGCCAGTCTCATGAATTTAATCCCCGTCGCTAGCGTGGCTAACGGTCGGTTCGTCCCACAGCCCGGCGTAGCAGCAACACTGGCGAATGGCTCAGCGGTCGAAACGCCCGTTCAGTCGATCACAACATCCGCTAACCTCTCTAATAACTTCGGTTCGTTTTCGTTCATGCCAAAACAGTTATCCCTGACCTTAACTGCAGCTAGTGCCACAATCCCTGTGAGCGACACTGCGGCGTTGTCTGTGGGTATGGCCGTCGAAGGCGTTGGCATACCGTTTGGTGCGGTTATTTTCTCCATTAGCACGAATACTAATATTGTGCTCGGTCAAGCGGCATCCCCATCGACGCCAGTTCCCGCAACAGTATCGGGTGCCCAGACGATTTCGTTTTTCTTGTCCCTCGCTCAAGCAGTAGCGTTAGCGAACTGGACGAAGGCGGAAGACGTAACGTTTATTTATCAGTTGTCGGTTAACTCAGGCAACGCTACCGTTTGGCAGGCTGGACTTGCCGGCATTGCGGGCACCGGTATCAATTTGAAAGCTGGCCTTGATGCGACACAAGTCGGCGGAACAACGCCGGGCTATATCGAAATGTTACCCGAAGCGATACAAGCATCGGTAAACTATAGCGGTCAGAACACTGTGGTTAACTACGAATTTACGCAATACGCGGGACTAGCCGCAAGTGTGTCCGACTTAACCACCGCGCTAACATATAACCTAATCAGCATTAACTATAACGGTCAGACACAAACAGCCGGTCAGTTAATCAATTTCTATCAGCAGGGCGTATTACAAGGGTTGATCACTGATCCTACCGATATGACAACCTACGCTAATGAAATCTGGCTGAAGGATGCAATGGGTGCGTCTCTGATGAACCTATTGCTTAACGTTAATCAAGTGCCAGCGAATAACAACGGTCGTACGATGATTTTCGCGACCATGCAAGGTGTGATTAATCAAGCGTTGGTCAACGGGACGATTAGTGTAGGTAAAACGCTTACGCCAAGTCAGATCGTTGCAATCGGATCAATTACGAACGATCCCGACGCATGGTATCAGGTGCAGAATCAAGGCTATTGGCGCGATGTGATATTCGTCCCACAAGCTACAACGCCAGTGACATATCAGGCCGTCTATACGTTGGTTTACAGTAAAGACGATGTGATCCGCAAAGTGGTCGGAAACGATTTCCTCATCTAAGGGATTGAGACATGCAAAATATATCAGGTTTTAATACGCTCGGTTGGCTAATCGCATCGAACACTTTTCCGATTGGGTTCCCAGTCACTCAATGGTCAGATGACGTTGACCCGATCGATATACCAGTCTTACAGATCGGCGATGGTGCGATGGGGTTAAACGGCGATTTGATCACGTGGTCGAAAGCAAACCCCGTGCGCATGACAATTTCACAGATACCCGGCAGTGTGACCGACAATCTGTTATCCATCTTACTTAACGCTAATCGTCCATCACGAGGAAAGATCGCAGCGAACGATATTATTACTTTTAACTTCGTTCTCCCTGATGGTACGCCAGTTGGTTTATCTCCGGGTACGATTATCAGCGGCATGCCGGGTAGATCGATCGCAAGTGAAGGTCGACAAAAAACGAAAACATACGAATTTATGTTCGAGGCAATTGATTAATGCACCCGATTGAACCCAAAGAGTTTACGATCGGCGAGAAGACTTACACCCTGTCAAAGTTTCCAGCGATTGCAGGGCGTGAGATTATCGCCGGCTATCCGTTAACGAGTATTCCGAAAGTTGGCGAGTATAAACTCAACGAAGAAATCATGCTGAAGCTGATGTGCTATGTGTTCATCAAGATAAACGACCAGTTGATTCCGTTAAATAATCGCGCGCTCGTGGACAACCACATTCGCGATTGGGAGATACTCGCACAAGTCGAGTGGGAGATGATGCAGTACAATTGCTCTTTTTTTCGAAACGGGCGCCTCTCGACTTTCTTCGAAGATGTCGCCCAGAAGCTCCCAGCGTGGACTACAAAAATATTGATGGGTTTATCGGATCAATTATCGCAGAAAAGCAAGCAACCCTCGACGAGCTCCGAACAGTCTACAGCCTAGAGGACGCTTTTATTCTCTGGGAGATAATCTCTATTCGGAAATATAACGAATGGTTGGCCGCTGAATATGCGCGGAAGAAAGCAGAGGCGAAACGATAATGGCGATCCTCGATACGTTCATCATATTATTTAAGAGCCTCGGCACAGCACAAGTTGTGGCCGACGAGAAGAAAGTCGAAAAGGCTGGCGATTCGTTAACCCGTAATTTAACCGCAACTCAGGAAGCATTTAAAGGCGTTGGTTCTGAGCTCGTTAATATCGGGCGCAATCTGGCCGGTGTAGCCGCCGGTGTACTCAGCGCGGCAGCAATCTTTCAGAGCCTTAAAGCATCAGTCGAATACACACAAGACCTCAGTAGGACGTCGAAATTATTAGGCGTCAATATCGAAGAATTAGACGCATGGGGACAAGCGATCATAAAAGCGGGTGGCGATGCTAAAACATTTCAATCGTCGATCCACTCACTTGCAGAGCACCTCGGTTCGAGCCCACGCGTCGCATTACAAGCGTTACTCCCGCTGGCAGATGCGTTCGCGAAGCTCGGCCGATTCAGGGCGCTACAGTACGGACGTAAACTCGGCTTAGACGAACCTACGATCCTATTGTTGCAGCGTGGTCGACGTGAAGTGATGGCATTGCTTGACGAACAGCGTCGGTTGGGCGTTGTCACTAAACAGCAGCAACAAGTAACCGATGAGTATACCTTATCCCTTCAGCGGTCGGAACAGGCGTTCGGAACGTTGTCGCGCACAGTGGCGACTGAAGCGTTACCGGTATTTAGTAAATTTTACGATCTTGTTGCTACGCCGGTCGCCGTGTATCTCACAGAGCATAAAGATTTAATAAGCGGGGCGATCTTGGCAATCGGTGGCGCTGCGGCGATCGCAACCGTACAGTTTTTACCGTGGATTGCGGCGATCACAGGCGTAACGCTTGCGCTCGGTGCGCTTGCGCTTGCTTACGAAGATGTTAAGTTTTATTTCGAAGGTAAGGATTCATTGCTCGGGACATTCATCCCGCCAGTTGATCGAAACAAGAAAGGCGCACTTTTCACCCCGTTTACGTATGGCGCTAAAGAACAGGTAAAAACACGGTCACTATTGACTGATGCGAATAACTCGCCGATTAACACACTAACGTCGAACAGTATATCTAACGCCAGCGGCGATAAAAACCAGACGATAAACATCAGCGAAATTGTGGTCAACACGCAATCGACCGATGCGGAAGGGATAGCGGCGGAATTCCGCAAGTCATTAAGCAATCATTTTTATCAAGCAAATAACCAATTCGGCAATGGAGTAGCGTACTGATGGGCATCGCACGCCAATTATTAGGTACATATGCCGTTGACACGATCGGCGTGTTTACCCAAGATTTTACGCAAGTGTTTCCACTCGCTAGACCCATCAAAGCGATCGTGAAAGAAACAGCAAAAGTGATGGAACATCCGCTAGAAACGGGCGCAACCATTACAGACCACCGAATTATTAATCCCGTTGAGATCGAACTCTCGATGGTTATCCCGTCGATAGCCTACCTTGGCGTTTACGAAACAATTAAGCAGTATTACCTCAACGCCACATTGCTAACAGTACAAACTAAATCGGGTGTGTACCCGAATCAGATTATCGCGTCATTACCACATGAAGAAAACCCCGAAACGTTTAGCGTGCTAACGATGGCGTTAACACTTAAGCAAGTACTGTTCGCGAATACACAAAGCGTACAGGGCGTGAAATCTCCCGCAGCGACTAACACCGTCGACCGTGGATCCCAGCAAGCATCGCCAGCAACTACGGCACAAACATCAGCAGCGAAGCAATTGTTCTATCCGAAAATATCCTATGCTTCGCTTAAGAATATGGAGTAACGCATGCAAATTGTCCCGGTTAGTGCGCTACCCATACAATCGTTTTCGATACAGCTTGATACGGATTTCTACGATATCGTGATACGTTTGTGTGCGCCTCAAACACGTATCGCGCCGTATTACGATGATGGCGTTATTGTGATGGACGTTACGCGCAATCAAGTACCAGTCGTGCTCGGCCAGCGCGTTGTGGTTAACTCCCCAGTGATCCCGTACGGGTATCTAGCGACCGGAAATTTTATGTGGTTGTCCGACGAGCCGGTGTTGCTCGATTACAATCAATTCGGTATTTCTCAATTTCTTATTTATGCGTCGCAAGCGGAACTGGCGGGTATCGTTAATGCAAGCACTTGACCCGAGGATCGTACAGGTAAAAATACTTGTGAACGGGGTAACGAAAATTTACTCCGGCGACTTGTGGATCACTGCCACGGGTACTAAATACGCTAACGCTTTACAGAATGACGCAGAGATCACTTTGCAGAATCTCGACAAAACTACGCAAGATTATCTATTAACTGAAACATCGCCTTACAATTTAAACGTGACACCAAAAACCGTTTCGTTATTTGCAGGCCGCCAATCTTATGGGACAACGCTTATCTATCTCGGTACGGTAGTCGCTTCGCGTTGCACGCAACCGCCCGATATTGGTATTGTTTTAAAATGCTTAACGGGCAACTTCGCAAAAACTTCGTTAATCACGAGGAACCAGCCCGGTGGCGCTACGATCAAACAGATCACGCAGGGTATAGCGAACGATCTCGGACTGCAGTTGCGATTCCAAGCAACCGATAAAACGGTGACTAATTTCGCGTTCGCTGGTTCGTCGCTTAATCAAATTGATGCAGCCGGACAACTCGGTATGTTTAACATCTATGTTGATAATAACCAATTGATCGTTAAGAACAGTGGCGATCCGTTACTCGGCTCGACGCGTATCGTAAGCGCAGCGAACGGCATGATCGGTATCCCTGAGTTTACAGAATTCGGTATTAGGGTTAAATTTCTAGTCGATAATATTACAACAGTAGGGACGGGAATTCAGATACAAAGCGATGTGTATCCAGCGGCAAACGGCATCTATGTGATATACAAATTGGGCTTTCAGATCGCTAGCCGTGAAACACCATTTTACTACATCGCTGAAGCGGCGAGGATACAATAATGCGTAGAGGCAATTTTCCTGATATCGATCCAGCCAATAATGATACGCTTGCGGGCTCTATCCGTTTTGCGTTTAAAAAAATGCTGCAGGATGTTAACGGTACGCTTCCAGCGGAGATCATTAGCTACAATCGTAAAACGAATCGCGCACAAGTTAAAATACTGATAGCGATCGTAGGCACCGATGGAACCGTGCAGCCTCGGCCACAGATCGCGAGTATACCCGTATTGATTCTCGGGGGCGGTAACGTGATGTTATCGTTCGCGCTGAAACCGGGCAATCTGGGCTGGGTAATTGCTAACGATCGGGACATATCGCTATTTCTGCAAACCTATACGCAAGCGCCGCCCAACACTCCGCGATTGAGCAACTTCGCCGACGCGTTGTTCGTCCCGGATCAGATGCGGAACTATGTGATTAACGATAGCGATACCGATAATGCTGTGTTTTCTACGACAGACGGCCTTACCCGGATAGTAGTCGGCGACGAGCTAATCCAGCTTATCGTGACTAGTCAAACCACTTCGACTGATATCTCTGAGATCGATATCACGCCTAGCCGAGTTAATTTTTCGTGCACAGATGGTACAGAATCTAGCGGAATAGAAATCACCCCCGCTGGCATGACGTTTACGGGGGCTATAGGCGGTATAGAATTAGATGGTACACTCGATGCATCAGGGGCGCCCGGTGGCACGCTACACGTCCACGGCGCGATAACGGCAAGCGGTTCGATCACTCCGGACATACCACCATGACCCTAACAATAGCGGTTAACGCTAACAACGACATGTACCTGACGCCTGATGGTAATATTGCCATTGTGTATGATTTAGAAGCTACCCTTCAGGCGTGCGCGCAGGCAGCCAAAACGATATTGGGCGAAATGATTTATGCCACGAATCTCGGCATACCCTATTTCGAAACCGTGTTCTCAGGGGTTCTCAACATCCCGCAATTCGCCGCGGCGCTTCGGTCAGCATGGCTAGCGATACCAGATGTGGTTGAAGTTATTACGCTGGATATCGCACAGGCTGCGAATACGCTAACATATACAGCAACGATAATGACAGATTATGGACAAGGTGTGGTGAATGGCTGATTATTACGGATACATTGTCCCACAGGGGTTGATCACCGTTGACACGTCGACGCTACAAGCCGACGTAACGGCAGAATATACCGCAGTATTCGGCACAGGGTTGAATACCTCGCCGAATTCCCCTGCCGGATTGTTGATCACAACGGAAACAATCGCGCGGGCAGATGTGGTTAACAATAACGCAGCACTGGCAAACCAGATTAACCCATCGATCGCCGGGGGCGTTTACCTCGATGCGATTATGGCGTTAACCGGGGTGCAGCGTATTGGTCAAACATTCACCACGGTGAACGTCGTTATTACCGGCATCCCGGGCACGTTCATCGCCGCGGGTGCGCTTGCATCCGACAGCATTTTAAATAACGTTTACGCCCTACAGCAGAACGTTACGGTACCCGCCGGCGGCACTGTGGCAGGAATATTCGTTTCGATCCTGCCCGGCACCATCCCATGCACTGCGAATACCCTAACCCAGATACTTAGCAATCTGATCGGTTGGCTAACTGTTAACAACCCCGCGCAGGGCACGTTAGGGTCGGCGACACAATCAGATCAACAAGCGTTAGTGTTGCGCAATAATGCTCTATTCGCTCAGGGCTCATCGATGGCGGGTGCGATCATTGCGAATGTCTCGCTATTACCCGGTTTTAACAGTATGAAGTTTCGGGAAAATGTCGCAGCGACCACCGAGACTATCGACGGCGTGACCAT